ATGACAGATATATCTACCTCTCCGGAAAGCGCCGCCTCTTCTCCTGCGAATGACCCCAGCTGTCTGGTGGTGGGGCAGAAATGCGGTATCACGCTGTTTAACCATAGCTGCCTGGACGTCATCCAGCAACTGCCGCTACCAGGCACCGTGATCTTTGTACATGGTGTGAATTCAGATGGCGAATGGTATTCGGAGGCGGAAGAAGGGATATGCGCGGGCCTCAATGATCGCCTCAAGCGGCGCGATGAACATTTGTTCTTTCCAACTACCGAAGCAGGACAGTTGCGACCCACCAAGTACATGCCCGAGCTGACGGCTGATGGCTATCTCAATCCAAACACGAAGTTCGATACTTTTATCGATAGCGACGACACATTTTCACCAGTGATCCGCTTTCGCTGGGGCTATAAAGCCAATCTAGAAGAGCTGCAAAAATACGGCGACGGCATCTACGTCAACGAGCAAGATTATTGGGGTGGTGGCCCTTTCGCAAACGGCTGCACCTCTCTGCCCGATCTGTGGGGCGAAGGCTTGTCGGAAGAATTGTTTCTTTGGATTCACGTACAGCATATGAATCCTACCAATGACCGCAACGTTTATGCCTGCCCGCCGCGACCATACTACGTACTGGCTGCACTTCGTCTAGCCAAACTGGTGGAGTCATTGCGCAAAAAGCAGGCCGATGTCCCTATCACGATCGTCTGTCACAGTCAGGGAAATATGGTCGGCCTGGCGGCGGCGTTCCTTGGTGATCGTATGGCGCCGGCTACCGATGGTTGCGGCAAGAGCGCGCCCTGCGTGGCCGATAATTATGTGTTGTGCAATCCGCCCTACAGCTTGCTGGAAAAGAATTTTGCCGAGAACTGGAGCCAGGGCGATATGCACGACGGTGAAGGCGGCAGAGGTCGTCAGACTCTTGAAGCGCGTACAGCTACATTGAAGGCGTTTTTTGACATCATCAAGGTACGAAAGGATGCACAGCAATTACCGGATCGTATCGACAAACGCATGGCTAATGCGGGACACGGCTTTACAGCCGAGGCCGACCGCAAAGACCATGGTTATAACAGCTCGACCTATGGCCGTGTCACCTTGTATTGCAATCCGCATGACCAAGTCATTTCCTCAAGTCCGGTGCAAGGTATCGGCTGGCGTGGCATGTGCGCGGACGAAATCGCCGCATCAGGTGGCGCCGGGGTGTTTACCCAGCGCGTATTTGCGCAAGGTTTTGAAGTCGGAAAAACAGGGGAATACGACTACTGGAAAGACCATTGGAAAAAACTGGGCGACAAACGCGGCAGTCAGGAGTTCTGGTGGCCGGAATCGCCGCCCGTCAAATATTCTGTAGCCAAAGGGCTGGACGCGAACAAGCATAATGTGTTTGCGAAAATACTTACGGTCGCAGTTGCGCCTATCGCTATCATCGGTACGAAGCTGTCAGGTATGCGCGTCAATGAGTTGCCACCCAAGGACTGGAAGATACCGATAGAAGCACCACCGCTACCGAAGCAATTTTTACCGACAGCAAAGAGTTTCGGCGTGATGACCACTGATTTCGACCAGGGCTATGATGCCCCTGGTGCGTCGCGCGACAAAAGCCGCGTGCAAGACCCCAACGACCCATTTGCTGGCGATCACAAAAGAGAAGATGGCACCACTGATGCCGCTGAAGGAAATACGGACAGCGAGGCCGGGCTGCGCTATGAATATCATGCGCTGCTTCGTATGAAGGCCAAACGTGCGGATATGTATAAAAATGGGGATAAAGTCACCGCTGAAGACGATCCCGACAGTGCCAGTCCTGAGTATACTGCCTGGCGTAACAAACAGATCAAGACCACGCTGGCCGCCAATCTTGACACTCACGCCACTGACCATTCAACGATCATGACCAATGGCGTCCATGCACAGAATGCGCTGGCTTATGATGTGGCGATTGGCTGTTGTGACATACCGGAAAAGGATCTCAAGAAATTGAGAGTAGCTGCGGACTGGCGCTATCTCAATGGTTTGGATGATGACGATTCCAACAAAGTATTTAAAGAATATTTCTCAAAAGGCAAACTTAACGGGTTAGCCTTGTATGAATGGGCCAAAACGAGCGCTGAAGGCAGCATGCCAACCAAGATCGTTGATAAGCGCCAGCGTCCCCGTAGCGCGCCACAACCTCAGCCAAGGGAGCACCATTGAATACTTTGATTGCCACCCGTAACCAGCGGCTGGGCTGGACGGTCCTTGCCTTTCTGATCGCTATTGTCATCGCACTGTGGTTTACTTGGCGTGCCGATGCCGCCACACTGCAACCTATGACTGTTGGAGAACTTATGACCCGCTTCCTTGCCTTTCCCGCCTTCGCTGCCGTTGCTGCATTTGGATTGTTGACCGCGTTCGCAAGTACACCGATTGTCGCCACTGCGAATGCCGCTACACCGATAGCGAATGAATCATCGAAGCCCTTTCTGGCTCAAGTCGTCGGGGTGCAATGGCTGAACCCATTGCAGCGGCGTGACTATCCGACTGAGTGGCAATTATTGTGGACATTGGGGCTTGCGCAACCGAATAAGCATGACGATATGGTGAAGGCAGAACCAGAAAAATTTACCAAGCTTCAGACGATTGGTTCAATTGCTGCGGGCAATGATGGGGAAGAAACCTTCAAAGGGTATCACCATAAATATGTCGAAGAATTGATTGATATTTTCCATGACAACTATGGCGCTGACTCGCGCTACTTTTACAATGTCCACTCTCTTGGCGACAAATCGACGTGGCGAGAGCTGGCCGGTATTCATATCGAGTATGCGCTACCTGCGGTGAAACTTGACCCGGTCGAAGCCGGGGGATTTTTAGCCAAGTATGTCACCAGCAGTTTTGAGATTGGCAATACACATGCGCCCTCCCTCTGGACCCGTAACACCCCACCGGACGTCCGTGTGACGATGGGTGGCCCGAACGCCGGCTTTACTTCATTAGCAGCAGCGTTGGATTATCTACAGGCGCATCCGAATGAAACCGTTTGGGCCATGAATTGGGATGCTCCAAGCCGCCCAAAGGATAAGCAGATCAACGAAAACATGGTGCTCCTGGTGCTGGCCGGCCCGACTTACAACACCGAGCGTGCCGCGCTGGCCTGGATCGGCTATCCGGCCACCAAGAATGTGGCCGACTTCAACGCAGAAAAGGGTAAGCCGCCCCGCACTGTGCAAGCCTGGAAAGCCACGATAGATGCAGCCACTCACAACGCCGGCAAGCAAGATACCGATATCGGCTATGTGATCCACGACGCTAACAACACGAATCCCAATTCGTCGGACCGTATCGGTAATCTCGCTCAAACACTGAGTACCGAATTGCCGGAATTCGATTTCGCGAAGCAGACCTTCAACACCCCTGCACTGCTGGGTGAGATGGGCGCCGGCACCGCCTTGACCAATGTCGCCCTTGGCATCGCCTACGCTAACCATTTCGGCAAAAATGTGCTGATCGCTGGCACTAGCGACGTCGCGCACTCCACGGCGGTACTAGTGACGCCGCCGGCCAAGGTCCGTCCTATCGATCCAGAGAAGCCGTGGTTCCGCGCTCGTGGTGAAAATAATGCGTACCTGCCATGGTGGGGCATCCGTCACGATGCACCACCTGGATCGCAAGGGTATTCCAAGTAAGACAGCATCATTGGCATTGAGCAGGAGAACTTAGCATGCGTGGTGTTATCCGTTTGAACGATCCCACCAGCCACGGCGGCAAGGTGGTATCGGCGGCGCCGAACAGTAAGGTGATGGGGCTGCAAGTGGCACGTAAAGGGGACCGCTGCATCTGCCCGATCCAAGGGCATCAAGTATGCGTGATCGCCGAGGGAGATCCCGAGGTATTGATCGATGGCATCCCGGTTGCCTTCGATGGTCACAAGACCACTTGCGGCGCCGTGCTGATCTCGACCATGCCGAATAGCGGTCGCAGCTAGTCCGGCGTATCGCGACAGCGTCATAGCTGTCCAGTCTCCGAGCAGCATCACTATTGCCCCCGATTTTCAGCTAATGAGTCTCCCAAAACAATTATTATCTCCAGCGCTACAAGCGTTAAACAATCAGCGACGATTGACGCTTGACGAAATGCAGGCGATCGCCCGAGAGCGCGGCGGCCTGTGCTTGTCGGACAGTTACCTAAATAGCGACACGCGACTTCAGTGGCAATGCGCACACCTGCATCGGTGGCGCGCTACGCCCAATAGTGTAAAGCACGGTACTTGGTGTCCAACTTGTTACCGTGACAGTCAACGCCAAAGCCTGGAAGAACTACAGGACTTGGCGCAACAAAAGAGCGGAAAGTTGCTGTCAAAACGCACCGTCCCTTATCTGGAAAAATTGCGTTGGCGCTGCGCGCATAATCACACTTGGCAGGCTACGGCATCGCAGATACGTGCCGGCAACTGGTGTCAACAGTGTTATTACGACAGCATGCGCGGCAACATCGAAGCGATGCACGCGCTGGCCGCCGCTAAAGGTGGTTATTGTTTGTCTCAGACCTATATCGATGCTGTCACCCATCTGCAATGGCAGTGTGCGGTCGGTCATATTTGGCAGGCGAAGCCGGCAACGGTCACTACTAGCTGGTGCCCTACGTGCAGTTTTGATCGTAAGCGATTAGGCATCGAGAAGATGCAGGAAATGGCACGGCAGCGTGGCGGACACTGTCTTTCTGAGACGTACAAGAACAATGCAACGCGTTTGACCTGGCAGTGTGCCAAGGGCCATACCTGGCAAGCAAAACCGATCCATGTTCAACGCGGGCATTGGTGCCATGTATGCTCTCTCGAAAAAGTGCGTGCAGGAATTTCAAAAATGCAAGAAATTGCTCAGAAACATGGTGGCGTTTGCTTATCGGATACCTATATTAATCTTATATCTCCGCTTAACTGGCAATGTATTGAAGGCCACATATGGGAGGCCAAGCCGGCAAATATCCAGAATGGCTCCTGGTGCCCGGAATGCCGGCGTATTGGGCGTGACCTGAAAAAGAAACTAGACGCCAAGAAGCCGAAAAAGCGGTTTTCCCAGCCGAATCTGCTGTAATGGCTTCCCTGTGCTAAAAAATGTCGCACAAAATGCGTCATTTTGCGTCAAACCGTTGCAGCCCATTTCCCCGCGAACCCCGCGCAGCCTGGGGACTTGGCGTTTTTGCGAACTGCGTTAAAACCAATACATTTAACGGGGCGGGCAGGCGTGGTGGGGGACTGCGCGCAAAGGGTCCTGATCGACACCTTTTTCATGCCAAGGCAATAATGTCAGGGCGTTAAAAAAGCCGCGTGAAGCGGCTTGAGACGATGCAGGTGCTGCCGTAATGCCATGACTACGGGGTGGAGCGGTTCGCACAAAAAAAGCCCGCTAATCGTGCGAGAGCGGGCTTGCAGTATTACCGAAGGAATAACGAAGAAGCACTATCAACATAGGATGTTATTGTCCAGATAGCAAGGACATGATGATGGGGCGTTAGCGTCCCGCGCGCCGTAATGCGGCCTGTTCCTCTTGGTAGTCATCGCGGCAATCGGTATTGCAAAATAGCAAGCCATGGGCGATATGCTCATCGCAGTAATGGCAGCGCCCGTCCGCTTCCAGCTGGGGGATGCGGCGCGCATGCGCCATGGCTACTTCGATGTCCTTGGCAATGCGCCACTCGGCGCGGTCGGCTACATCTCTCATACTTGTTTCCCTTCCATATTCCCTAATGTGTATTCATCAAATTTCACTACCTCCTGGCCTAGCCAGTCATTCAGTGCCAGGAACTGCGTTTGCAGCGGCACCAGCTCGTTACGCACAAACACCCGCGCCGCCGGCTCAATCGCGCCAAAGCCGCCGGTGTTGTTCGGCATGATCCCCATCAGTTGCGGCGGCACGCGGTGCGCGGCCAGCACGTCGTCGCGGGTCACGCCCTTGATGTTGTAGAACTCATCTTTCGCGGCCACGTCCGAGACAGGCAGAATCTGGATACCGTCTTTCTTCCCGTTCGGCGCATACATGAACAGGTTGCGGAAATTCCCCGGTCCCTTACTCTCGCGCATGGCCTGGCGCAAGTTATCAACGTCCTTCACGTTGGCGGCCGGATCGGTCATGTAAAAAACGAAACCGGCGTGTGAGCCGTTCTTGTAGTACTTGCGCCGAAACAGCGTGGCCGCCTCGTTCAGCCAGGCCGACTGCAAGGCGGACAGGTATTGCGGCACGCCGTACACCTCCTGGTTCAGATCCGGGTCCATCAGGTGGAAGATGGCCCCCTTGTCGAACGCATGTTCCTGCTGCCAGCCATTCATGAAGAAATAGCAATCCAGATTCCGCCCCCGCCGCATGTACTTCGCCAGCGCATGATTCAATTGCAGCAGCACGCCGGTGCGGCTGTAGCGCTTTTCCAGATAGCCATTACCGAACGTCAGGAAATCCAGCGCGAAACGTTTAAAGGCATCCCGCGACAGCACCTTGTTCGGCACATAGGTCGAGGTCAGAATGTTGGTTTTAAAATAGATGGCGCTGCTGTGGTGGACGCTGGCGTGAAACGATTTTGTCAGCCCCTGGAAACTGACCGGCGGTTCGTACCACTTGCCGTTGAGCCAGCATTCCAGGTTTTCCATAATGTCGGCGTGGTCCAGCACCGGCGTCGGATCGCCAAAGGTAAAGGCTTCCATGGCGGGCGCCGGCGCGGCCTGGGGTGTTGCCGCTGGCGGCGCTGCCGCGTGCTGCCGTGCATGTTTAAAGCGTTGTTTCTTCACGATGTGTAAATCTCCATAAAGGATTGGGTGTTTTCAGAGACGCCCTCAATCGGTTCGTGATCGAGCGCGTGCATGCAGGCCCAGGCCAAGTCGGCGTGGCCTGTCTCGGCGGTGCGGCCTGCGTCATAGGTGACTTGCCGGCCACTAGCCGTTAAGGTTTTGCGGATTGCCATGAAGGCCGCCGACAGGTCCGTGGCGCCGGCGTCGAATTCGAGACGGCCCTTGCTGATGACGTCCTTGGCCTTCAAGACCATGCGGGTCTTGACTTCGGGTGAATAGTTGATGGCGGTGGCATTCGGAAAAAACTGCTTTACGATGGGAAATACGCCGATCCCCATGCCGGTGGTATCGATGCCGATGTACTCGACCTGGTAGCGCAATGTCATTTGCCGGATGGATTCGGCTTGCGCGGCAAAGTCCATGCCGCGCCACTGGTGACGCTCCAGCACGCGGAACTTGCCACCGGCCACCAGCGGCGGCGCCAGCACCACGCAGCCAGCGCTGTCGCCGGACAACGAGGGGTCGTAACCTATCCAGACCGGGCGATAGCCAAACGGACGCGCCGCAAATTGTTTGACGTCGTCCCATACCTCCCAGGAATCGACCATGCAGCGCTGTAATTCCGCTTGTGGAAATATCGACTGGTTGTCATCGATAAAATTACACATCAGCAGATTGTCGAACTGGTCGGGGCTGTATTCGTAGTCGCGCAGATGGTCGAGGTCGAATAGATTGCAGCCGCCGGCTTCAGCGTCCAGAATCGTGACGATCTGACGCCAGATCTTGTCCTCGCCCGTAAAACCGCTCGACAGCTTTAAATGCGAGATGTCGATCTTGGCCTTTTTGGCCTTCTGTAGCCGGTCGCTAAACTCCTTCCCTGCCCAGAACGGGTACGCCTGGTGATTGATCGATGACGGCGTCGAGAAATAGGTTTTACGCCACTTCGCCTGTATCGCCATACCGGACGCTACTTTGTTCAGCTCGGTAAAATTGTGGGTCCAGAAGAATTCGTCAAAGTAGAAATTACCGTGATAGCCCTGGGCGGTCCTGGCGCTGGTCCCCAGGAAATACAGGTGCGCGCCGTTCGGCAGCACAATCGGGTCGCCGGAAAGCTCCACGCCGGCGGCTTCCTTGGCGAATTGCACGATGTACTGCTTAAATACGTGCGCCTGCGCCTTCGACGCTGACAGGAAAATCTGATTGCGGCCGGTCGCCAGCGCGTCGGCCAGCGCCTCGCGGGCAAAATACCAGGTCGCGCCAATCTGGCGCGATTTCAGAATGATGCGCGTGCGCTCGTGGCCGTTGCGATGCCATACTTTCTGATAGTCGAACAGCGAATCACGGAAGGCATCCAGTAGCTGGCTTTGCTGTTCTTCGCTAAATTCGTTGCGGGTCGGCTTCTTCTTTGGCCCTGCGTTGCGCTTGTCCAGGTTCGGATTGAGATCCGCCTCATTACCGCCGCCGTCATACCGGCGCTTGCGCGACATCTGCACCAGGGAGCGCGTGAGTAGGTCGATTTCCTTGAAGTCGCTACCGGTCTTGACCTCCTTGCCGACCAGTTGGACCATGCGCGCTTCGATCTGTCCTTCCACGCGATCGATCGCCGTGGACAAGTGCCATTTGTCGCGCTCTTTCCAACTGGCGACGGTGCTGCGTTTGATCTTCAGATGTTTGGCAATGGAAGAGATACGCCAGCCCTGCCAGTATAGGCTGCGGGCGGCGTCGCGCATGGCGGCGGGGTCATTGGAGACAGTAGCAAGCTTTGCCAGCGTGCCTGGCGCGCGCGTGGCACTGCGTTTTGCTGGTTTGGATTGGACAGGTTTGATTAACATGCCGCAAGCGTAGAGGGCAACGCCTGTAAAAGCCTCTGTCGGAAAGTCGGTAAGACTGTTATCAACCCGCCGCCGATTGTTTCTACGCGCAGCAACGCCGACCATGGCGGTATTCGAACTTCCCTAATACCGACACCATGGCAAAGCCGACTACCACCGCACCAACAAAATCGAAATTCTTCCGCGTCGCCGTCGAAGGCGCCACCACTGACGGTCGTGTCATCAACCGCGCTTTCATCGAACAGATGGCCGCAAATTTTGATCCGCAGGTTTATGGCGCCCGCATCTGGGTCGAGCACCTGCGCAGCACCTGGGCCGATGGCGCCTTTAAAGCCTATGGCGATGTAACGGCAGTCAAAGCCGAGGAAGTCGAGCTGGGCGGCGTCAAGAAGCTGGCGTTGTATGCGCAGATCTCGCCCACGCCGGAGCTGGTCGCCATGAACAAGGCGCGCCAAAAAATCTACACCAGCATCGAAATCAATCCGAAATTCTCCGACACCGGCGAAGCCTACCTGGTCGGCCTGGCCGTCACCGACAGCCCCGCCAGCCTTGGCACTGAGGTCTTATCGTTCGCCACCAAGAACACCGGCAACCTGTTCACGGTGGCAGAAGAAACAACCCTGGAATTCGAGGAAATTCTCCAACCTGAAACCGAAGGAATCAAATTGTCCGACACCCTCAAAAACCTGTTGAAACGCTTTTCTACCAAGACCACTAGCGACGATGCGCGCTTCACCGAGCTGAACGACACCGTCGAAACCTTGGCGACCCATGCCATTTACAGCGCCGACCAGTTCACAACAGAAAAGACCCGCATTGATGCGCTAGAAGCGGCCCTGAAGCAAACGACCGAAGACTTCGCGGCATTCAAGCAACACGTCGAATCGACCGATGCGAATCCCACGCACCGGCCTGCCGCCACCGGCGGCGACGGCATGGCAGAGACTGATTTCTAAGCGCCTGCCAGTCAGCACCAAACCGATCACCGCCCCATACAAACAGGAGTCACCCGCATGAAAAAAAATACCCGCGTCGCCTTCGACAAATACACCGCCCGCCTGGCGCAGCTGAACGACACCGCCAGCGTTGCCCAAGTCTTCGGCGTCGATCCGAGCATCCAGCAGAAACTGGAAACCAAGATGCAGGAATCGAGCGACTTCCTCAAAAGCGTCAATATTATCGGCGTAACCGAATTGGAAAGCGAAAAGCTAGGCTTGGGTATTTCCGGTCCCATTGCCAGCCGTACCAACACCGATAAGGCCGACCGCAAGACCCGCGATCTGACCACGATGGACAACCAACGCTACCGCTGCGAAAAAACGAATTTCGATACCCATATCGGCTACGCCAAGCTCGATGCCTGGGCGAAATTCCCCGATTTCCAGCAGCGTATTGCCAACAACATCCTGCAACGGCAGTCGCTGGACCGCATGGTGATCGGTTTTCATGGGACCAGCGTCGCCGCCGATACCGACATCCTCAAGAATCCCATGCTGGAGGATGTCAACATCGGTTGGCTGGAACACTACCGCCGGCAAGCGCCGCAGCGCGTGCTGCATGAGGGTAAGACCGCCGGTAAGGTAGTCATCGGCACCGGTGGCGACTACGCCAATCTGGACGCCACCGTGTTCGACGCCATCAACCTGCTCGATCCCTGGTATCAGAAAGACAGCGGCCTAGTGGCCATCGTAGGCCGGGCGCTATTGCATGACAAATATTTCCCGCTGGTGAACACCAAGCAGGCGCCGACCGAGACCCTGGCCGCCGACATCGTCATCAGCCAGAAGAGAATAGGCGGCTTGCAAGCGGTGACGGTCCCCTACTTCCCGGACAATGCGATCCTGATCACCCGTTTCGACAACCTGTCGATCTACTGGCAAGAAGGTGGCCGCCGCCGTCGCGTGGTCGATGAAGCCAAGAGAGATCGTATCGAAAACTACGAATCGTCCAATGATGCGTATGTAATCGAGGATTACGGCCTGGGTGCTATGGTCGAAAATATCCAGTTGGTGGCCTGAGATGGCGGACCTTTCTCCCGCCCAGCGCCACAAGGCGCGCATCCTCGCCGAGCGTGCCGCCGCCGAAGCCCAACCGGGCGGTATGACGCATGGCAGCGCCTACGAGATGATGCTCTACAAGCTGGCGAATGACCGCCGCAGCTTGAGCAACATTCAGTCGATGGAACGCAAGATCGAAGTGAAAGCCACCTTGCTGCCGGAGTACCAGGACTGGATTGACGGCGTGCTGGCAAAAGGTAACGGCGGCCAGGACGATGTATTTACCGCGCTCCTGGTGTGGCATATCGACTGTGGCGAATATGCGCGAGCGGTCGAGATGGCGCGCTATGCTATGCAGCATAAGCTGTCCTTGCCGGACCAGTTCAACCGCGACATCCCGACGATGCTGCTGGATGAGTTTTCTGCCGCTTTCCTCAAGGGCAAGCTGGCCGGCGATCCCACTCTCGCTATCGAAATGTTGACTCAGGTGCAGCAACTGACCGAACACTGCGACGCACCGGACCAGGCACGCGCCAAGCTGTTGAAAGCCAATGCTTACGCCATGCTGGCCGTCCTCGACCAACCCGGCGACGATCTATTGAGGGCGTCACAGCTACCGCAGGCAGAAGCGGCCCACGCGCTGATGGAGCGGGCCGTGGCCTTGTTCCCTGGCGTCGGTGTCAAGCAAACGATGGATCGCTTGCGCGCCCGCATTATTAAAGCCGTTCCCGGCTAAACGAGCACCCCCTGGCGCACGGCGGCGCGGGTCGATGATCGAATCATTGCGATTTCTTTCTGACGCCCGCCCACCGCCGGTTTATGACGAAAGATTTTTCACTATATGAGCTTTATTGCCTTCGCCCCGCCCTCTGCCGGCGGTGCTGTCAGCTTGCCGGAAGCCGGCAGCGTGGAAAACGACGGCTTCTACCCCGACATCGTCTTGCAGGACGTGCGCGACAATATGCGCCTGGACGGCACTGTCACCAGCCCGCGACTAACACAGGCGATTGTGGCCGCCGTCCTGCACGTCAACGCCGAGCTGCGCGACTGGAAGCTGGGGAAAATTGCCGCCGGCTTCGCCTCGCTGGCCGCCGTACCGGCGGACCGGATCAATCGTGAGAGCGTCAACATTGCCCACTACCGGCGCGCCGTCTATTGCTGGGCCAAGGCCGATCTTACCGAGCGCTACCGCGACTTCGACAGCACTGCCTCTTCCATGTCCGACAAGAAGATGATGGAGGCGCTGGACAACGCTCCTGCCGAACAGCGCCGTAACGCCCATTGGGCGATTGCCGACATTGTTGGCCGGTCCCACATGACGGTCGAGCTGATCTGATGCGAGTACGCGCCCAACAGCATGACACGCTGGATCTGCTGTGCTGGCGTCATCTGGGCGCCACCGCCAACGTGGTCGAGGCGGCGCTAGAACTCAATCCCGGCCTGGCCGACCTGGGGCCGGTCTTGCCGCACGGCCTCCTAGTAACCCTGCCAGAACCTACCGCAACCCCTACTAAAACCGCCCAGGTCGTCAACCTCTGGGATTGAAAATGGAGCAACACCCTATGGCAGAACCCAGCACCACCACCCTGGTCGTCACCAGCGCCGCCGGCATCGGTTTGTCGACGCTGTTCCCCGGCATTGACGGTAATGCGCTGATCGGCGCTTTCGCCGGCGCCACGCTGGTGGCGATCTCCAGCAAGAACCTGCCGGTCCTGCAACGCCTGGCCTACATGGTCATTTCCCTGGCAATTGGATACCTGGCCGCGCCCGAGGTCATCAGCAATACGCCGTTGAAGCAATCGGGCGTGGCGGCCTTCTTCGCGTCAGCGGCGGCCATTGCCCTGACGCTGCACGGCATCGACCTGATTAAAACCATCGAGCTGCCGGCCTGGCTGCGCAAAGGTGGCGGCCATGACTAAATATTTGACCTTGCTGGCACTGCTTTCCTACGCCAGCACCTGCCTGCGGCTGCTGTGCTACCGGCGCGGCCTGGCGAATCACCGCTTACACATCTCCCTGGTGGCCTGGCTGCTGATTGTTGCCAGCGGCACCAGCGCCCTGGAGATCCTGCTCGACCATGGCCGCGCCTCCTTCGGGGAAGCCGGCATCGCTTTAACTTTGTGTTACCTGGTGCACCGCGCCCAGGGCAACGTCGCCAACATCATCAGAGGTATCGAATGACAACAGCCACACCATTGACCGAACATTTCACCTTGCAAGAATTCACGCGCAGCGACAAGGCGCGGTCCCTCTCTATCGACAACACGCCGGCGCCGGCCGTCATTGCCAACCTGCGGCGCCTGGCGAAATTCACCGAACTGGTGCGCCTGGAGCTGGGCGGCGCGGCAATCATCATTTCCAGCGGCTACCGCTGCCAGGCGTTGAACCGGGCAGTCGGTGGTGCTGGCAACAGCGCACACCTGGACGGCCTGGCATGCGACTTTACGGCGCCGGCATTTGGTACACCGATGGAGATCGGCCAGGCGCTGGAAAAATCCTATCTGCAATTCGACCAGCTGATCTATGAGCGCGTCGGCGGTGCGGTGTGGGTACACCTGGGCATTGCGGTCGAGGGCAGGACCCCGCGCCGCCATGTGCTGACCATCGACAGCCGCGGAACTCGGGTCGGCCTATGGAATTGATCGCTAAAAGCCTGATCTCGGCTCTACTTGTCGGTGCGATGGGCTTAGTCATCTATGTGCAATACAACGGCCTGAAAGCTGCAAAGGAGCGAGCCGACCATGCCGAACAGGTCACACGCGACCGCGACGACACGCTCAAGGCTCTGATGCAAGCGGCGACCAGGAACAAGCAGGCCGCCGCCAAGCTGGAAGCGTCGCGTGACAGCATCGCCGCCACCCTTACTGAACGAGAAAACCTGATTGAAAGCCTTCTACATGATGATCCAACGATACGCACTTGGGCCGATACTCCTTTGCCTGACGCTGTTGCCCGCCTGCGGGAGCATCCCGCCATCACCGGCGCCGACGCTTACCATCAACGCCTGTCCAGCAGTGACCCGCTGCCAACTGCCGGCGACGGCACCCAGGACTAACGGCGCGTTGCTTTTCGCCCTGGAGCGCGCAGAAGCTGCGTGGGGCGTTTGTGCGGCCCAGGTAGACGCCGCAGTTGATTGTCAGGAGGATGCCGAACGTGTACAAGCCCAAAAGCCTTAGGGCGCACCTGACGGCCGCCAGCGCCGAATTGCAGCAGAACCCCGATAAACTGCTGATCTTTGCGGAGGGTGGCAACACCGTGGCGACCGGCACCGCTTCCCTGTCGTTTGAGTATCGCTATAAGCTGAACATCATCATCACCGACTACAGCGGCAGCGAGGATGCCATCATGGTCCCATTGCTGGCCTGGGTCCAGGTGCACCAGCGCGACTTGCTGGACAATGCCGAGCTGCGCAAGACCGGCATCGGTTTTGATGTGGATTACAACAACCACACATCGATAGACCTGGCGATCACGCTGGCGCTAACCGAGCGCGTGATAGTGAAGCCAGCCGGCGCCGGCCGGCTGGAGGTCTTACACCTGGCCGAACCGCAACGCACTCCGGCATATACCGCTGAATTCTGGCAAGCCTATGCGGGCGACGCGCTGCTGGCCGAATGGCAGACGCCAGCTAATCCCGAATGAACGACGATCTGCACGCCCTGGAAGCCTGGGCCGGCACACTGCTGGCCCAGATCCAACCCGGCCAGCGCCGCGTCGTCACGCGCAGGATTGCCCAGGACTTGCGCCGCAGCCAGGCGCAACGCATCGCCAGCCAGCAGGCGCCGGACGGCACACCTTATGCAGCGCGCAAGCAGCGCAAGAATCTACGGGGCAAAAAGGGAAGAATCAAACGACAGAAAGCCGCGATGTTTGAGAAGATCCGCACGCTAAAAAATCTCAAAATCGAGCAGGACGAAAACCAGCTATCGGTCGGTTTTTTTGGGCGCGTGGCGCGGATTGCGCGAGTGCACCAGGAGGGATTGACCGACAAGGTCGCAAAAAAAGGGCCTGCATATCGTTATCCGGCCCGGCCTTTACTCGGTTTTAGTGCGACTGATCAGGCGTTGATTCGCGATGCACTATTACGCCATTTGGGTAATTTGTAGAGAGAACGGTAGTGTTTTGCAGAATCGCCATCAGGTCTTGTGATCGACGTTCTCTTCGCCTATTCAGAAAATCGCAACGTTCATTAATCCGCGTCAGCATCTGATGCAATTCTCGATCACCCTCTGAGCGTCGTGCCAACAGCTGCCACATCGCACTTTCGTTCCACCGATAAAAACGTGTATAAATACTTTTGATGCTTCCGAAATGCGTTGGCATATCGGCCCAATATTTGTTATTCAAGATGACCCACAAGACGGCCTCAACAAAAGCACGATAGTCATGTTTCGTTAAATTTAACCTCGTCGCTGTCGACAGGATATGTGCCACTTTATCCCACTGATCGTCGCGAAGTTTTCCGGTGTGCTTGAGCAATTTCATTGTTTCCTTAACGTGAAAATATTTTGATTGTTTAATTTTTCGCGTATCAATATCCTGCGATTACTTAAGTATCTCGAACGTCAATATCACGCCGCGATTGGGGTTGTAAAAGCGCATGCGTTAAAGTGTTTTGCACACTTTCTGCGTTGACCAATGACTTGCATCGCCATCCACATCGACTCCCCGTACTTGGATGTAGTAGAACGTGTTTGAAGTAAGAGAATGGATTTCGTGCCGATAGGGGGGAGGATGACCAGGGCTAGGTAGTAGGTCGATCGGTAATTTCAGGCCGTTGGGATAGCCTTTTCTGACTGCGAATTGATAATCTGTAATCGGTCGATTTGAGGCGGGAGCCGACCATATGACAGTGATGGTGTGGTGACTAATATCGACGATTTTCACAATCGGCGTCCTGGAAAATGTCACCCCCCAAGAGTCTGCTGTCATGACCTTTTCTTTTCAAAAATAGATAGAGAATACCAGGGGTCAATGAGACGAGATTTACGGTAACTTTTCAACTGTCAAACGTGACAGCTCAGGCCGTGATTAGTGGAAATCTTCAATTGATCTATGTTAGCGCTATCGCCAGTGACTGGGCCTTGTCCATACTTGCAGGGCAATCGGCACAGGGCTTGACTAAAGCTATCACTAACCGCGTCGCCGGGCTATTTTTGTAATTTCTCACAAGGATTGATGGACACGGAAAAAGCCGGTGTATTGCTATCCAACACGTCTCCTGGTGGATTTCAGCTCTACAGACAGGCATTGATTCGCGACGCGCTATTTACGCTACATACAATGTGAGAGCTTATAGTCCACTGCCGTCAGAGATGTCTTCAATGCGGATGATCTCGCCGCCGCGCCTGGTAATTTCCCGATGACACATGGCAACGAGCGCGTCGAAATCGACGCCTTCCGCCGCACCATCAAGCTTCGTTTTTTCTGGCCCGATGTCGTCTACCCATGGCAAGTCAACTCTTTCAGCAGTCCCAACATATGTTGCACTGTAGGGGCCCGTGGGTTGCGTCCCTGTGATGATGAGTGTAAAAGCCGCATTCGCGGTTTCAATAAGATAAGTTCTGCTCATGATGATTTCCTCGATCCGCCCCAGCATTGAATGAATGACCGTCGCGAAACGATCGAATTATCTGTCTAAAAGCTATCCATCAAGTGCGTTGCTTTGTTCGGGGATGAGTGGTCACAATTCAAACAGTTTCACCTAACGGACGAAAATTACGTTTTCCGAAAGCCGGCATGGATTGCAGCTAACAGGATGGCAAAAGGCTGGACTGAATAACGCTATTCGGACCGGCCTTTGCTTGATTTTAGCGCAACTGAGCAGATGTAGATCCGAGATTCTCTGTTGCGCCACCACGACCACTATCATGCAATTTGGCACGAAACAGAATATCTCTGAGAACGTGATCATCATCGAAAGCAATTTTCAATGTGTAACCCAGCAACGTCAAACTCGCTATGGTTCCGGAAACGTAAAAAAAACCGACGTTAGAATCGTACTTGAATTGATCGGCCAATTTTGGCAAACGCTCCGCAATGACCAATTGTGCAACAGAGTTCCAGTCAAGCCCGTTGCCGGTCCAACCCTCCTCTGCGCGTTCCTTGAATATGTACGCTTTCTCTCTAAAATTTACCTCAAACAAGACTAGTGCTTTGCAGCTACCATCAATAAGAAAAAATGGCGCAAACGTCGTCATGTCTATTGAAGCATTTCCGTCCTGCGGAACATCTGCTGCCACCGGGCCTTCGGCGGCCATTGTCATACTGTCGAATTTCATTGAATTCCCCTACGGTAAATATGGCTGGGAGCAACCCAATTCTGCGCGGCATTGATATGTGTTTTTATAAACCCGTGCGAGAGTGATTTCAATATTAGGAAATCTGACAACACATTTCATTAATAAAAGCCAATTTTGAGAAATATATTTTGAGCTCACCAGAAACGAATAACGAGTGCGCAACAATGTGAAATCACTTGTCAGTTCTTTTCTTCTAAAGGTTAAAAAAAGTTGCGTCACTACATCTGCTTTCCAGTTGGCAATCGCTAATTCGCGGCTGACCATGCGTGCTGCCGACTGCTCATCGATTCGCATTGGGCGGCCATCATCCCGGCCGATTTGAAGCACATCTTGTTTTTAATCACTTTGTATTTTCTGACTATTGATGCATTGTTGTTTTACGTAAATAATCGCGTGGGAATAGCGCAACAGCATAGTTAAACGATTCCAATCGTTGGTTTTTTTGCTAGCTTTTTTTGCCAAAAACGATTTAATATCAAATCGTCTCCACACAAAAAAAAGAGGTGACGACATGGGATGGTTTAACAAATTGGCGATCAAATATATTCTGACGCCGGAAAAATTGGCTGAAAGTGAATTCCGCGATACGCGCCTTGCGTTGTATCAATCAGAAAGGCAATTGCTGGAAGCGGAAATGCGAGTCGACTATTATCGCAATGTCCTGAGCTTCCTCGAAGCGATTGCCGTCCATGGCGTAGAGAGTGTCGCCGAATCGCAGAGACCCAAACTGACTTCCCAATCGCAAGGCCCGCAGCGGCTTGCACCAGATCGGAGTTCTTACCGTGGCGCGGCCTGACCTCAGGTTCGCATGGGTTTCATGCGGCGAAAGCGACCAGACATGGATCGCTGTTCATGCTTTTTCATTTTCGCCGCAACTCCCGCGACGGCTGCAGTAAAGAACTGATTACACGTTTCAAGCAAGCTTGATTGCGGTTGGCCAGCGCCACCCATTTTGAAACGATAGCTCGTGTCATCTCGTTCTTTTTCCAGACCGACACCGTACGCGCCCCTGTAACAAAACATCCCTTGGCAGTTGGTAACGCGGATATCAACCCGCTACCAGGTGCGCCGATTCCGGCAACCCGGCAACATGCAACGCATGACTGCTGACTACTCCGAACTGCTGCGTTTAATCCTGAATCTGATCCAGATCGGCACCATTGCCGAGATCGATTACGACACCCAGCGCGTGCGCGTCAAGGTCGGCAAGAACGATACCGACTGGCGCCCCTGGAGCACCAGCCGCGCAGGCGATGCACAGACCTGGTTCCCACCTTCCGTGGGCGAACAGGTCATCGTGCTATCGCCCGAGGGCGAACTCACCAAAGCCACGATCTTGCCGGCGCTCTATTCCGACAAATACACATCGCCGTCAACCGACCCAGCACACCACACAACCCGCTACAAGGATGGGACGGTCGTCCAGTACGACAGCGCCGCGCATACCTTAACGGCCACGCTGGCGGACGGCACCAGCGTCACCCTGGCGCCCAGCAAAGTCACCTCCAATGCCGAAGATACGGAATGCACCGGCAACCTGCTGGTGCAAAAGAATCTTGTCGTCAACCAGAACCTGACTGTCAACGGTATGTCAGCCTTGAATGCGGGCATGAACGTCCAGGCCGGCAAGGAAGGTGGTCCGGCGGCGGTGATCCAGGGGATCATGCGCGCCACGGTCGACGTATTCGCCGGCGCCATCAGCCTGCTAAAACACCCGCACGGTGGCGTTAAAAAGGGCGAAGAAGAGTCAGGTGGCCCGAAATGATGAATGCCCGTACAGGCCGCAGCATGACGCGGCTGGCCCACATTCGCCAATCCCTGGCCGACATCCTCACGACGCCCATCGGTTCCCGCGTCATGCGCCGCGACTATGGTTCCGAAGTACCGGAGCTGATCGACCAGCCGCTGAACGGCGCCACGGTCCTGCGCATCTATGCCGCGACCGCTTACGCTGTCCTGCGCTGGGAACGCCGCATTGCCTTGACTGGCGTGCAGTTACAACGTGGCGCTGATGGACAGGCCGCGTTGCTCCTGGACGGCGTCACCAATGAACAGAGCGTCCAACTGGATGTGCCTGTTGGCCCTGGGGCTGCATCATGAGCGCCGCTATCGATCTGTCGCAACTGCCGGCGCCGAATGTCATTGAGCCGCTGGACTACGAAACCATCCTGGCCGCACACCTGGTTGACCTGGAAGCGCAAGGCGTGGATCTGGACGAACTGACCGAATCCGATCCTGCCATTAAGGTGGTGCAACTGGGCGCCTACCGCGAGCTGAAACTGCGTCAACGCATCAACGAAGCCGCGCGCGCCCTGATGCTGGCTTACGCGATGGGCACCGACCTGGACCAGATCGGCGCCAACATGGATGTCCCGCGCTTGGAGATCTGGCCGGCAGATCCAGACAAGGGAACGGCTGCCGCCATGGAGGCGGACGAAGACTACCGCCGGCGCATCCAGTTGGCACCGCAAGGTATGTCCGTCGCTGGACCAGAAGGCGCTTATATTTTCCACGCCCTGAGTGCGAACGGCCGCGTGCGCAATGCGACGGCCACCAGCCCAACGCCAGGCAAGGTTATCGTCACGATTCTGTCGCATGAGGGCGACGGCACGCCGTCGCAGGAGCTGCTGGATATTGTCGCCACTCGCATGGCACAAGATGGCATTCGCCCGCTGACCGACTATGTTGAAGTCCGAGCCGCGCAAATTGTCCGCTACCAGGTGCGCGCCAAGCTGTACAGCTTCTCCGGCCCAGATCCGACCGTGGTCCTGGCCGAAGCTATCAAGCGCATGCAGAAATATGCCAAGGAAGCGCACCAGCTTGGCCGCGTACCGACCCGTTCCGGCATCGACGCCGCCATTGTCGTTCCAGGCGTTGAGCGCGCCATCCTGAGTACGCCGACCGAAGATCCAGAGATATCCAAGCTGGTGGCGCATTATTGCGAAGACATGCAAATTGAGTACGCCGGCATTTGGGGCAACGCATGAGCAAGAAATTCAAATCCTTGCTGCCGCCGAATTCCACGCCGCTGGAGCGGGCGCTGGAAGCGACCACGGCGCGAATCTCAGACGTACCGGTTCCGCTGCGCACACTGCACAATCCGGACAAGATCGATATCAATCTGTTGCCCTGGCTGGCCTGGCACTGGTCAGTCGATAGCTGGAAACCCTACTGGACGGAAGAGGTGCGGCGCGCCCGCGTGCGCAATGCCATGAAGATCCACCGTCAGAAGGGAACGGCCAAGGCAGTCAAGGATGTGGTGGCGGCCTTTGGCGGCTCCATCCTGCTGCGCGAGTGGTGGCAAAAAACGCCGATGGGCGAGCCGTACACCTTCGACCTGGTCATGACGCTATCCGGCGCCGGCGGCCAGTCTGCCACGGCCGAATTTGTCGACGATGTGATCGCAGAGGTCAACCGTACGAAATCGATCCGCAGCCACTTTACGTTTACCCAGGGCATCGAGACGCAGGCCGCGATTGCAACCATTGGCGTGGCCCGTCCGGTGATCTATGCCCGCTTAAATTTAACTGAAGCCTAACCCTATGCCTGGACTCCAAATTATCATCACCAATGCCGGCCGCGCCGCCTTGGTCAATGCCGAACACAACGGTACGGCGCCGCTCAAGATTACTGAAATCGGCATTACTGCTGCAGTTTTCACCGTCGGCAAAGAAACGATCGCCTTGCCCGGTGAGATCAAACGCATCAAGACCATTTCCGGTGAAGTCGTGGCGCCCGACACGATGCACGTCACCGTCCGCGACGACAGCAGCGATACCTACACCATGCGCGGTATCGGCTACTGGCTCTCCAATGGCGTTCTCCTGGGCGTCTATAGCCAACCGGAACCGATCTTGCAGAAATCCACGCAGTCGATGATGTTGCTGGCTGCTGACGTGGTGTTTGCGGATATCAAAGCCACCTCGCTGACCTTCGGCGATGCCAATTTCACGAACCCGCCCGCCACCGTTGACCGCCAGGGCGTGACCGAGCTGGCGACCGGCGATGAGACCGTCGCCGGCACGGACGGCACCCGCGCCGTGACGCCTGCCGGCTTGACGCCGGCCCTGGCGCAGACCATCGCCAAACACCTGGCGGCCGTCGATCCGCATCAGCAATACCTGACGCCGGGACGTGGCAATGCGCTGTATTTCCACAAGCTGCCGGCCGTCACCGATAGTGATACCGATTGCAACACCTTGCTGGATACCGGTGTGCGCGATGTTTTTGTCGCCAATGATCGCGGCATCATCGCCGCCACCAGACTGCCCATGGGCGCCGACGGTTACGGCACGCTGACGACCGAGAACGGTGGCCAGTTCGTGCATCAGGTCTATACAGAGGCATCGATTAAACACCGTACCTGGCAGCGATCCGGCTTCCTGGGAGCCGCACAGCCATTTAAAGGCAGTGACTGGAAGCTGTTGTGGGACTCCGTGACGTTTGATCCTGCGTCCAAGCAGGACACGCTGGCTTACAAACCTACCCAGGCGGTCGGCGACCGGTTGAACAGTGTGATCGTTGCCGATGACCGTGCGACTAGCTACGCGCCAAAGGACCGCAATCAAGGCGTCTATTTCGACTTCCGAAACAATGATGCCGGCAACCTTTTGGAGGGCGGCACCCAGCATGGCGTGATCACGTTCAGGCAATGGGGAGCGGGCGACGATTTTTCCGGCGGTCCAGCGCATCAGCTGGGCTTTACTGCCAATGGCAACCTGTTTCACCGTACCGGCAAAAGCAACGCCTGGGAGAAGTATCAGCGCTTGCTCCACGCAGGTCAGAACGGCACGCTGCCAGATGGACCGATGCCGATGGCGACGGATTTGAATATGCCTCCCCTGGGCTGGTCAACGTACACGCAAGAGGCAACAGCCAATAGGCCAAGCGCCTATGGCCAGGTATTTACTTCATCGCTCACCGGAGCCGCGACGCCCTCGAATGGCAATTGGCTGATGCAACGCGCCATGACGACCGATAACCAGACGCTCACACGGGTCAATATTGGCGCCGGCGCGGATAAATGGAGTGCGTGGGTAGAGGCGTGGACCAGCCGCAATTTCGATCCTGGCAGTAAAGCCACCGGCCCAGGATTTTCTTTGCATTGGTCGGGGCAAGATGGACAGCCGACCTGGATGCTGGGCGGTAACACGCCAGGGGAGATCAATGTCTACAACCCGTCCGCTTTCAGAGTGGCGTATGCGGGCAGTGCCGGCGGCGCATCGAATGCGGAAAACATCAGTAATGGCAATAGCTATATGCGGATGAGCTGGTCCGATCCAGGTGGACAAACAACCTATGTCTGGGGCAGTGACGGCCCAACCGGCGCACGGCTTTGCGCGACCAGCAATCTCAACGTCGGCAATGCGCGGACCTGGAGCGGTTTTCCATTGCGCTTTGCCGAGAATCCGCCAGCCAATCAACCCTATTACGTGCTTGGCATAGAAGCCGGTGCCAGCGTGTTTTCTATCTACAACCGCGCTGCGATGGCCGTGTCATCTAGCGTGACGTCGGTGTATGCCCATCAGCTGACCGGTCAAGGCCTACAGCATGGCGGGGTCGGCGGTTACGTTCTGATCAAAAACAAGAGTACCAGCGGCCTGCCGGGTGCATGGGAACAACGCGGCCAGGTCTACGACTATGGGTCGGGTGCGGTGGAAGGTAATGAATCAAGTGCAGTGTTATGGCAAAGGGTAGCGTAATGGTAACGAAGAAAAGAAGCACCACGGCGGACGTGGCCGCCGAGAGCATCGAAGAACAAGCAACCGCGCCGGCATTCACTTTGCCGGATCAGCCACCGCCGGTCTTGATTGATCCACAACCGGCGCCGACCTTCGTGCCAGCCGAGGAACAGGAACGACCCCACCCGTTCGCCTATAGCGATATCAAGGACATCATTCGCCTGCCTATCGGCTTTCAGTGTTCCGTCAAATTTGACGCCTGGGACGATTACGTGACGTTCCTGGCCCGCGCGGATGATATCGAGGAACACGGCCGGGCGATCTATGCAGCATGCGCGTCAATGAAGGCCGCCAAAGTGCCGAATTACTTCCCGACCGATGCCGAACTGCTGGAGGCCGTGCAAGAGCGCCTATCTCGTGAGCTGCGCCGCGCCAATGTCGAAGTGACCAAATACCAGGACCGTGTCGACGTGGACGACGCCAGCGCCGCCGATGTCGCGCTGCTGCGCGCCTGGAAGATTTACCGGGTCGGCCTCAACCGCTTACCTGACCAGGAGGGCTTCCCGCATTGCCTCACCTGGCCGGTCGCACCAGACACCCCAGCGATTTAATTATTTACCTCATTTACAGGAGAAAAAATGCCTACTGATTACCACCATGGCGTGCGCGTCATCGAAAAGAACGACGGCACCCGCCCGATCCGCACCATCAGCACCGCCGTCATCGGCTTGGTCGCCACCGCCGAGGATGCCGACCCGGTCGCCTTCCCACTCGACACGCCGGTCCTGCTGACCAACGTGCCCGCCGCTATCGGCAAAGCGGGCGTCAAAGGCACACTGCGCCGCGCCCTGGACGCCATCGGCGCGCAAACCAAGCCGTTCACCGTTGTAGTGCGCGTGGCCGAGGGTAAGGATGAAGCCGAAACCACCTCGAATGTGATCGGCACCACAACCGCGGCCGGCAAGTACACCGGCGTCAAGGCGCTGCTGGCCGCCCAAAGCAAGCTCGGTATCAAGCCGCGCATCCTGGGCGCGCCAGGTCTGGACACCAAGGCCGTGACGAACGCCATGGTCAGCGTGGCCCAAAAGTTGCGCGGCTTTGTCTATGCGTCGGCACATGGCTGTCTGACCAAGGAAGACGCCGTGCTGTATCGGAAGGATTTCGGCCAGCGCGAGCTGATGCTGATCTGGCCGGATTTTGTGAGCTGGGACACGGCCACCAACGCGGACGTCAATATTTCCGCAGTCGCCTACGCCCTGGGCCTGCGCGCCAAACTGGACGAAGAGATCGGCTGGCACAAGACTTTATCGAACATGGTCGTCAACGGCCCGACGGGCATTTCGGCAGATGTGTTTTGGGACCTGCAAGATCCGGCCACCGATGCCGGCTTCCTGAACGCCAAGGAAGTCACCACGCTGATTAACAGCGGCGGCTTCCGCTTCTGGGGTTCGCGCACTTGCGAAACGCCGGAATTCTTCCATTTTGAGAACTACACGCGCACCGCCCAGGTGCTGGCCGACACGATTGCCGAGGCGCATATGACCTATGCCGACAAGCCCTTGCACCCGTCCCTGGCAAAAGACCTGGTCGAGAGCATCAACGCCAAATTCCGCGACCTGGTCAAGCGCGGCTATCTGATCGGCGGCAGCGCCTGGTGCGATCCACAGTTCAACGAAAAGGAAAGTTTGAAGGATGGCCGGCTGACGATCGATTACGACTATACGCCTGTGCCGCCGCTGGAAAATTTGATGTTCCAGCAGCGCATCACTGACCGCTACCTGGCCGACTTCGCCGCCGCCGTCAACGCTTAACCAATTACAGAAAGAGAGCATCACACCATGGGCATGCCTAAAAAATTGAAACTGTTTAATCTGTTCGATAGCGGTAATTCCTACTTCGGTCAGGTCACGGAAATCACCTTGCCGAAACTCTCCCGCAAGATGGAGGAGTACCGCGCCGCCGGCATGACCGGCCCGGTATCGGTGGATTTCGGTAATGAAGCGATCACGCTGGAATGGACCGCCGGCGGCATCCTGCGCGACGCCTTGCTCCAGTATGGCGCCCGCAGCCACAACGCTACCCAGCTGCGTTTCTCCGGTGGCTATGAAGACGATGACAGCGGCACCGTATCGACCGTGGAAATCGTCGTGCGAGGCCGCCATAAGGAAATCGACATGGGTAACGCCAAGTCTGCCGAAGACACCAATCAGAAATACACGACCGCATGCAGCTACTACAAGCTGACCATCGATAACCAACCTATTTTTGAATTCGATTTCATCAACGGCGTTGAGAAGGTCGGCGGCGTAGATCGCAATGCCGATCTGCGCCGCGCTATCGGCCTGTAAGCCAGATCAAGAACAACCCCAACCCCTTTTTATTTTTTACTTTTAGGACCACACCATGAAAAACACATCTACCGTTTCCAAGACCGCTATCTCCAAGTCGATCACCCTGGACGAACCGATCAAGCGCGGCGACGACTTCATCAGCGAAATCACCATCCGCCGCCCGAAAGCCGGCGAACTGCGCGGCGTGTCTCTGATGGAGCTGGGCAATCTCAGCGTGGCCGCCTTGCAGACCGTCTTGCCGCGTATCACACAACCGACCCTGACCGCGCACGAAGTCGCCGGCATGGACCCGGCGGACCTGACCGAGATCGGCGCGGAGGTTGCCATTTTTTTGGTGAAGAGAGCGGATCGGCTGGCGGCCTTCCGGACAGAGTAGAAGATCCGATGGCCGATATTGCGGTGGTGTTTCACTGGCCGCCGCAGGCCATGGATGAACTGGATATTACTGACTTGATGGCCTGGCGAGAACGCGCCAGGGTGCGCAGCGGCGCGGAAGAATAGGAAACTAGGATGAGTGACAAGCAATTGCGGTTACAGGTGGTCTTCGCGGCGCTGGACAAGCTGACCGGCCCCTTAAAAAAAATCACCGGCGAGTCGTCCGCCCTCGGCAAAGCCATCAAGGCCAACAATGACAGATTGAAGGAACTGAACGCCCAGCAAAAAGATGTTGGGCGTTTCCGCGAACTGAATGCCGGCTTGCAGACCAGCTCTGGCAAGCTGCGCGAGACGCAACAGCAGATTGCCGCCCTGGCGCAGAGGATGCAGCAGACCACCACGCCCACGCGCGCCATGACCCGCGAACTTAATGCCGCCGTGAAGTCGGCCAGCGCCTTGAAACAGGCCGGCCAGCAGCAAGGCGAACAAATGCAGATCTTGCGCTCCCGCTTGTCCGGCGCCGGCATCGATACGCGCAAGCTGGGGTCCGCACAGACTTGGCTGAAGGACAGCATCGCCTTTACCAATGCCGAACTCACCGCCCAGCAGAAGAAGCTGGCGGCAGTCGGCGCGCAGCAGCAAAAGGTCGCCGGCGCCCGCCAGCATGCCGACAAGCTACGCACGACCGCCGGCAATGTCGCTGCTGCCGGCATCGGTGCGACGGTGGCCGGCGCCGCCGTGGGCGCGCCCTTGGTCACTGGCTTGAAAGAGGCGAAGCACTATCAGACCGAGAAGGGCCGCATTACTGCCCTGGGCCTGGGACCGAAGGTCAGCGCCGACGCCGAGAGCTACGCCCGCAACATGCAGACCTACGGCACCAGCCATGCCGAAAACCTGGAGCTAGTGCGCGACAGCATGTCCGTGTTTGGCGATCTGCCGCACGCGCAGATGGTCGCGCCCATGCTGGCGAAGATGAAATTTGCGAATAAAGCGTTTTATGGCGAGGAAGCCGGCGGAGAGAATGAACGCAAGTTCATGGACATGCTGAAGGTCATCGAGGTGCGCGGCGGTACGGCCAGTTCGGAGAAATTCCACGAGCAGGCCAACATGGTGCAGAAAGTCATTTCTGCGACCGGCGGCCGGGTCGGCCCTACCGAGTGGCTAAACCTCATCAAGACCGGCGGTATTGCCGCCAAGGGCATGGACGAAAAGTCGTTTTACTACGAGCTGGAACCGCTGGTGCAGGAGCTGGGCGGCTTTGGCGTCGGTAACGGCCTGATGTCGAGCTATAACAATCTGTACCAGGGACGCACCAGCAAGCGGGCCGCGATCAATCTGGACAAGCTAGGCCTGATTGGCGATCACACCAAGGTCGTGCCGGACAAGGTCGGCCAGACAGCCCAGCTGAACCCTGGTGCGTTGCTGGGTTCCGACCTGTTCAAGAAAAGCCAGTTTGAGTGGATGGAAAAGGTCCTGTTGCCACAGTTGGAAAAAAACGGCATTACCGGCAAAGACAAGATCCTCGACACCATCGGCAGCCTGTTTACCAATCGCAAGGCCGGCGACCTGATGGCGAACATGTACTTGCAGCGCGCCCAGATCCACAAGAATCGGAATTTAAACGAAGGCGCCTACGATGTGGACCAGCTGGAACCGCTGGCCCGCGAACAGGCCGCCGGCAAGGAAATGGACGCGCACGCCAAGTTGGCCGACCTCCAGCTGACGATGGGCGAAAAAATCCTGCCGTTGTATTCCAGCGCCATCGAGACCGTGACGAAAGCCTTGGAAGGCTTGAACGGCTTCATGGAGCGCAACCCAGCCACGGCCAAGGCGATGATTGTCGGCTTCGGCATCCTCGCCGGCATCCTGGTCGTGCTGGGTCCGCTGATGCTGGGCCTGGCCGCCTTGATCGGCCCCTATGCCATGTTGCATGTCATGTTCGCCAAGATGGGGGTCGCCGGTGGCGTACTCACGCCAATCCTGCGCGGCATTAGCGGCGGCTTGATGACGGTCGGCAAAACCGTCTTGTGGCTGGGCCGAGCCTTGCTGACGAACCCGATTGTGTTGCTGATTACCCTCATTGCGGTATTGGCCTACCTCATCTATAAAAATTGGGAACCGCTCAAGGCGTTCTTTAGCGATCTGTGGGATGGCATCACCGAGCGGTTTAATCGTGTATGGGAAACCATCAAGACCTTTGCCGGCGGCTTGTGGGCCGATGTGAAAACAGCATTCGACGGCGGTATCGGGGGCGTTAGCGCGTTAATCATGAACTGGTCGCCGCTGGGGCTGTTCTATAAGGCATTTGCCGGGGTCATGAGTTGGTTCGGTGTTGAGCTGCCGGGGACATTTACCGAGTTCGGCGCCAACATCATCCAGGGCCTGGTCAATGGGATTACGTCCGGCTTCGGTTTCCTGAAAGACAAAATCAAGCAGCTCGGGGCAATGGTCGGCATGACCTTCGCGAAGGAACAGGAGATTCACAGCCCTAGCCGTGTCTTTAGCCGATTCGGTGGCTTTATCACCGAAGGGCTGGCGCTCGGCATCGAGAATGGACAGGATGCGCCGATCAACCAGGTCAGCGGTCTTGCCAAGCGGCTGACCCAGCTTGGCGCCGGCATCGCCATCGGTGCGACGGCCATGCCGGCGCTGTCCTTCGATACGCGCCCACCCATTGCGCCGCGTGCCGCTGGCGCCAGCGTCGTGGTCCAGGGTGACACGATCCAGATCATCGTTCAAACGCAGCCTGGCATGGACGACCAGGCCATTGCCCACGCCGTCATGCTGGCGATGGAAGAGCGAGACAGACAGAAGGCAGTGCGTACGCGCTCCAGCCTGTCCGACAATCACTTTTAAGGATTTTATTACCATGATGATGACCCTGGGCATGTTTGTCTTTAGCCTGCCGACCCTGGCTTACCAGGAGCTGCAACGCAAAACCGATTGGAAGCACCCGAGTACGTCGCGGGTCGGCGCCCGCAATGCCCGCCAGTACACCGGCAAAGGCGACGACACGATCACGCTGTCCGGCTGGATCGCGCCGGAGCTGACCGGCAGCGTGTATTCTCTGGATGCCTTGCGCCTGATGGGCGATACCGGCAAGTCGTGGATTCTGATTGCGGGGACCGGGCGCATCCTGGGGTCCTACGTCATCACCGGCATGACCGAGGGCCGCACGGTGCTGAGACAGGACGGCGACGCCGGCAATATCGAATTTTCGATCACCCTGGAGCGTACCGACGAATCCGTGCTGGGCTTGCTCAATACACTGGGCGACCTGGGTAGCATCAAAAACATGTTGAGCCTGGAGGGCATCAGCAACAGCGCCAGCAACGCCATCAATACCGGCGCTTCGACGTTCAACAATGTCGCCAACAGCATGCGGAGCCTGTTCTGATGGACTACCCGATCCCTGCTTTCAAAATCACGCTGGACGGCCAGGACATTACGGGGAAATTCGCGCCGCGCCTGGTCAGTCTCGACCTGACCGAGTGCCGTAGCGACAGCGCCGACGAACTGAGCATTACCCTGTCCGATACGGACGGCCAGCTTGCGATACCAAGCAAGGGCGCCAGGATCAACGTACAGATCGGCTGGCAGGAATCCGGCTTGATTGACAAGGGCGTCTTTACGGTCGATGAGATCGAGCATAGCGGCGCGCCGGATCTGCTGACCCTGCGCGCCAGGACGGCCAGCCTGATCGATACGTTCCGCCAGCCGGTCGAACGCAGTTTCCACGATACGACCCTGGGCGCGGTGATTGAGGTGATCGCGTTTCAGCAGGAGCTGAAAGCCGGTATTGCCGAGGCGCTGCGTGGTGTAAAGATCGCGCATCTGGACCAGACCCGCGAGAGCGACGCGGCATTCCTGCGCCGGTTAGGTAAAAAATATGATGCCGCCGCAACCGTGAAAAACGACACGCTGCTGTTCATGCCGGCGGGCCGCAGCAAGACGGCGTCGGGCCGCGACCTGCCGTTGATCCGCATCACGCGCAACCTGGGCGACAGGCATCGCTACCATAGCGCCGAGCGCGATAGCTACAGCGGCGTGCGCGTGTTCTGGCATGACGACCGGCACGGCCTGCGCCGCAGTGTGGTGGCGGGATTACCCGGCAACAGCAAGCGGCTGCGCACAACCTATGCGAATGAGGCCGACGCACGCGCCGCTGCCGTCGCCGAGTGGCAGCGCATCCAGCGCGGCGCTGCAAGCTTGGAATTGTCGCTGGCAATTGGCGACCCGGCGCTGATGCCGCAATCGCCTGTGGAAGTCGTCGGATTCAAAATCGATATTGATAATCAGGACTGGCTGACGGCCAAGGTCCGGCACAGCATCAGCGACGCCGGCTTTACCAGCAGCATCGAGCTGGAGACACGCACCGAGGAAGCAGAGGTCGAGCGCGAAGATGAGGTCGACCCAGATCCTGGCATTACCGGCGTGTATGCCAAGTGGCGCAACGTCGCCACGAAGAAGACCGGCCAGGAATTCGCACCGTCGACCGGCAAGGGAAAACATACGGCGCCGGCGGCCGGCGCGACGGCCAGTACAAAGACGCTGCAGCACGTCTACGCCAACAAGCAGACGGCAGCACGCGCCGCAAAACTCGAATGGGGAAAGATTCGGGAGCGGCGCGAGATCATCAAGGAGAATAACGATGCCGGAGGTTGATGTAGATTTTGAACCGCGACTATTATTTTGTGTGGCTCAAGTTGAGACAAAGAAGTTTGCTATTGAAATCTCGCACATTGATTTTCTGACCGCCAACCAGATTAATTGATTTTTCGATCAAATCCAGCTCCGTTTCTGATAAGTCTTTCTGTGCCTTGATGATCGTTGATGCACGATCATATTGCCGTTCTTTTAGAGCTTCATTTTGCTCTTTTAGAGCGGCAATTTGCGCTTGCATTCCTTGCATTTGAAAGCCATACAGCTGGACAGCGATAAACACCAACGCTGGAACCCCAAGAATTACGCCAATATCTCGAACCAATGCCGCCCACATTTTGATTTGCTTAATCATTTGAATTTATCCTATTTTCTTGAAATTTGAATATGTGGTGAGGCACTACATCAATGACGCTGAACGCGAACGGGGTCGAGTTTCCTCGCCCCAATAGGGCTGCGTACCGACACTATCCTGAAAGCACTCTCGATAAGCGCCTGTGGCGGTTTTGATGATATCGCCCACGGAATAAATTTGATCGGCAGAGCGACAGTAGCGTGCCGGTAGAGTTGTAATAGGCTGTTGAAATAGCGGCCAGTTGCCTGTCATCAGTGCTGCCATAAATGCGGCCGACTGCCATTTGAAAATGCGTTTCAAGCGATGGAAGCGAGCTGAATTTTGCAGCGCCACTGGCAAGGCAGCCAGATCACCGGATGCCATCAGGACGTTACCCATAACAAGCTGCCCAATAGACCATTGGCTGGCAGACTCGTTTCTGTGCCAGCCGCAGATTTTACTTATCCAATTTTTTTTTAGCTTTCTTAGGCTTATCACTCGCCATATTGACGACATTATCGCCCTTGACATCACCGACGAGGTGCTGGCCGACTTTGATATCGACCTTTTCCTGGAAGTGATTCGCCACGCGTGACGACGCCGCTGGTTTAGCCATCTCCGTGGACGTTTTACTGACCACATCCACCATGCCGAGCAGATTCACTTTCCCCCGAAGATCCAGCTTCCGGAAACCTGATAGCAATTCGTTTTCCTCGTCAGTGAGAGTCTGAACTGACGGTTTCCCAAGCATTACATATTGCACATCAACGCCGATAGCAGCTAATGCAATTAGGTAACCAGCGTCAGGAAAGCGCTGATCTTGCTCATAAGTAAATTGAGAAAGCTTTTTCACGCCTCCTACTGCTCCCAAAGCCTCTTGAGTTAAGCCAAGCCGCGTGCGTTCTTCTTTTAATCGTTCACCAAATGTATTGTTTTGCATAATTATCTATTGCAAATTATGTTTTACCATAATATAGTTGCGCCATCCCTAGCAGCTACACATCATAACATCATGAAAATATTGCCTAGAGCCGTTCGTATCCCTCAGGGACGCACTGCCCAGCCGCGTAACGTTCGCCTCATGCCAACTGAGTTAGTGGAAGTTAAACACTACGCGGCGAACGAAGATGAATCAATTGCCTGGTTCCTCCACTATCTGATCTTTCGCGGCCTGGCCGATTACAAACGCGAACTTGCTTCTTACCAATAATCGTTAAGGACGCCACCATGTATCCCGACACCAAGCGCATCCGCAATAACCGGCTCACCCTCCGGTTTGACGACTACGAACATGACCTGATAAAGGCATTAGCCAACTACCAGGGCGAACAGCCATCCACACTGCTGCGTCAGTTGGTATTGCGGGAAGCCGCAGCTGCTCTAGGCCTCAGCGATGGTGAAATAGTAAGCGCTAAGGCTGCCTAAGCCTAGACCGCAATAAGCCGACAAAGAGCCGACGAAAAGATGCCAGATCAAAATATCACCCTTACCGATGCAGAACACGACTTGCTGGAGCGCGTACGCCATCAGCAGGGTCTGGATTCGGTGCAACAGGCAGCGGAATGGCTTGCAAAATCGCGCTTGCGCAAGCAATCGCGCCAAATATCCGGCAGAGGCCGCGCCTTGTATCCAGTAGACAGGAAACCCGCATGAGAGTCATCAGTATTCCTTGTCCACATTGTCATTATCGTGTGCGCGCTGCGAAAAGCCGCACCATGTCGGACATGATGAAGGAGATCACCTACATGTGCCAAAACCCGGATTGCGGCCACGTTTTCGTCGCCAGCTTGGAAGTGATGCGCACCTTATCGATGTCGGCTATCCCGAATCCTGATGTACGTATCCACGTGTCGCAGCATGTCCGCAATGCCTGCGCCAATCAATTAACGCTGACGCTGTAAGCCACCCATGACAACACCTCGCAACCCAGCGCCGCCGTAGTCCCCCGCTAGTTCGTTTTACCACTCCCGATATTCCCTGCAATGCCTGATATCAGGCATGCGGGATTCGCTCACCCTGAAGAAAGGCAAGCATGTCCGTCGAAACTACTTTTCTCAACGTCAAAAGCATCACGATTAGTCCGGTGCAAACATTCCTTTGCTTTGAATCGAGCAGCACTAGGTTTTTCACGCAACGAGTCATGATCCGTTTCAGTGACGGCAGTGAACACGGCTTGACGCTCTTCTTACCCGCCGGTCAACCCGCACTGGCCTTGGGCGAACTGGTCACTCACGAACAGGTGACAGCATGAAACCGTTTAAAAAATTCCTGCTCGATTTCTGCGTGATGACGCTCGGCTGTCTCCTGATGATGGCCGGTCCATTGCTGCAAGCCACCGGCATCATTGGAGGATAAGCCATGGCGACCCACTCCCAACAGGCGCACCAGGACATTGCGTACACACACCTGACACACGCCTACATCATGCTGGCCGGCGACAAGGAAAGTGTACGCGCTGGCCGCTGGAATGGCATCCCGCCGCGTGACCGCCAGATGCTGGCGCATATGGCCGGCATTGGCAGCAAGAAGGGTGACACCACCTTGCAATCGTTGAACGCCCTGGAGCGTGGCAAGCTGCATTGCGAAGCCCGCCGGTTGATCAGGCAACTTGAAATCGTCCTGCGCTGTGCGCAAGGCGGCGAGTTGCCTAGCCAGTTCCCGGCAGCGGGTCACGAATCGGACGGTATCGCGGCATGAGCTACCGCTTCTATTCCGCCGAGAGCATCACCGGCCTGCCGAAACGCATGGGCCGCGCCCTGCGCGACCTGTTCGCCCGCGACGGTTATGAAAAGCACGAACACAAGGTCGATGTCATTGACGAGATCTGGTCTGCCGATCATTTCATTTTGCCGCCTGATGCGCCCGATGAGGCGCTGTATCGTGCCGCCGACACTGCCGCCCGTACCTGTTACCAATTCTGTGCCGACCTGCAATCGCTAGACACCATTGTGTCGGCCATTCGTGAACACTGTGACCGCCACGGCGTCGCCGCACCAGCAGGTAAGGAAGAAGCCGAAATTATCCGCCGGGCGCTGGACAAGGCTTGGTGGTTACGCGGCATCCGCAAGGTCCATGCGCGCCGCTGCGAACATATGGCGATCCGCCTGGGTTTTACGCATTTCAAGGCCGGCGCTTATGTCAGCAACGAAACTGCCTATCGCCAGCAGCGCCGTAATAAACAGAATGCCAAGCTGCTGGCATCCATAGAGATACAGAACGAAAACGGCCAGGTCTATAGCCTGGAAGCGTTAGCCGCCCTCGGCACGGCGAATAAATCCATTCGGCACAGCGAATTGATGACGCGCATTCGCGGCTTTGAAGAAATCGCTTTCGACCTGGGTCATGTCGGCATCTTTGCCACCATCACCGCACCGAGTAAATATCATGCCGTCCTGAGCAAGAACGGCGAACCTAACCCGAAATACAAGGCGTTTGGCGAACCGACGCCACGCGATGCGCAAGCTTATCTGTGCGACGTGTGGAAGAAAATCCGCTCCAAGCTGCACCGCGACGGTATCCACGCCTACGGCTTCCGTATTGCTGAACCGCACCATGACGGCTGCCCACACTGGCACATGCTGATGTTCGTCGCGCCCGAACACCTGGAGCGTTACGAGAAAGTCATGACAGCTTATGCCATGCGCGAAGACGGCGACGAACGCGGAGCTAAGAAGAACCGTGTCAAGTTGGTGCGTATCGAAGCCGGCAAGGGAACCGCTGCGGGTTACATCATCAAGTATGTCACCAAGAACACCGATGGCAAGAATCTGGACGAACACCATGTCATCGAAGATGGGCAAAAGCATATTCTGGTGGAAGACCTGGTCGGTGACGAACTGATTAAGCCGAGTCAGAGAGTTTGCTATTGGGCGCAGACCTGGGGCATCCGGCAATTTCAGCAGGTCGGCGGCGCGCCTGTCGGTCCATGGCGCGAGTTACGGCGCGTCAAGAGCGAAAGCATCCTGCATGCGCCTGACGCGGTGAAATCGGCGTGGCAGGCTGCACAGAGCATCAAGGCAACGGAAATCAATGTTGTCGACGGCAAGCGTGTCAAAACCGTCAAGACCATCAAGCAAGCCTCCTACCGCGATTACCTGCTGGCGCAGGGCGGCCCCATGGTCGGGCGCAAAGGGCTAGTCAAGATCGCCACACGCAGCACCGTAGTCGAGGGAAAGTACGCGACCTATGAGATGGAGAAGCCATGCGGGATTTATCACGCATGGAATCCGCACGCCGTGTACGAATCGGTACGTTATCAGTGGACGGTCGTCGGCGCCGCCAAGGCTGTGGTCTTTGACGTACCTTGGACTGGTGTAAATAACTGTACGAAAAAATCTAAAAAGAAAATATCGACTTCAGTTTTAACGCCGGAAGAAATAGCAGCAACAGCAGTTCGGCTTGCTGATTTCAACGAAAAAAATCCGCAGCCGGCCTACCAGCCTACCGACTGGTCGGCGATAGATAAAAAATCGAAAGACCTAGAACGGGAAACCGACAAATTTGCCGCTGCGATGAACGCGCAGTGTGAAGACACGTGCCGGCAGGAAGCCGCGGCTTACGAAAAAAACGACATGGCGGCACGCAAGCGCCTTGTCACGACCTGGGCAGCCATCGGCGCCTGCCCATATCCACGCATTTTTATTACTGAAAGGGACCTATGAAAACCATGATGTACGTGTGCCTCAATTCGCTTATCGGCTTCGCCCTGGTTGGCATTGCCGAGATCATCGAGCCGGCATTGATACGTCGCAAGATCCGCTACCACGGCGTGCTGGCATTCTTCACAGCCCTGCTCATTCTCGGTGCGCTGCTGGTCGGCCTGCTCCTGGGGGCCTTTCATGAATAAGGCCACTCAACCCATCACCGTCAGAGTGCGCGACCGCGTTACGTTCGACACCGACGAAGGACCTCAGGCCGGCTACGTCAACGATCTGCGACGAGACCTGGGCAATGGCGAGCTGCATGCCTGGGTTGAGTTGGAGCACCAATGGCCAGGATGTTTCCGTGCTGTGCCTATATCGCACATCCAATCGTCCGAGCAGGTTGGGCCACCGTCGGCAATGTACTTCGGATCAGACCGACGGAATCATGCTAGTGAATTCAAACGACTGTATTTGTGCAATTTTGAAGCTATCGATAAATCAGGAAGGGCAATTCAATGAAAATAGATCACCAAATATCATTCGAAACAGCGAACAACATAAGCTGTTCCAACAGCAGGTCGATGCTCAGGAAGTCCGTAGATGGTGTTGAACCTGGGGTGCGTGTGGATGCCAAAATCGACCAGACTCAGAGTCTTAAGAAAATCGTATACAGCCGTAATTTCCTCCATTCCGTCACCATCAATCGCACGGTACACAACCTTAGTACCTTCGATGTCAGAGAGTATTCCGACCCGGTGTGGGGGGCCGCCAAAGGTCTCCATGGAAAACGCGCTGATCCAATCAGCGATTTTGGAATCAAAGTCGGGTGTTTTGTCACTGCTGCTGAAATGCGTTTTCATGCGGTAATTGCCATTTTGTTAAAAGGAATGTGGAAGTATATGCTACGTCGCCCACGATGGACATGGCAGCTGTGCCTATGGCATGCGGCCCCCTTCTTTTCAATTACAGATGCAAGGTCGAACAACACGGCAGCCGAGCCGGCGCATACGGAGCAACGGAAATGAGCGACGTTGAGTTGATAAATAGGCTGGCTGAGGCTCTAGCAAAGCACTTTAAGCCAAGCATCCCACTTGGAATTGATCTGTGGGATATAGCAACGATAGGCCAATATTTGAAGCGAGATGCATCAGTCGTGCGAGAACGGATCGCTTGCCTGCCAGATTTTCCAAAGGCCATACGCTTGCCGTCAAACAAAGGGAGAGCACATCCACTTTATAAGGCATCAGAGGTCATCTGCTGGTCAGAAAAGTATCGAGAAAAGCGCTGATTTGGTCGACACCAGCTTTCTGGATTGCCCTTCGGCGGCTACGCTTGCTGGTGATTCGCAATTAAATTCTCTTGAAAGCATCACAATACTTGCTACTATTGAATTGTAGTCATATAGAAATTGTTTTTACTGAATGATTTTTAATTGGGGAGAATACTTTTGACTGCAGAGGTCGTGATTCTTAATAAAAATGGCATTGCCATGGCAGCCGATAGCGCCGTCTCTATTGGTCGTAGAAAAGTGTACAACTCAGCAAACAAGCTGTTTGCACTGTCTAGAAAACAACCAATTGGAATAATGATTTATGGCAGTGCCCAATTCATGGGCATTCCTTGGGAAGCCTTAATAAAATATTTTCGTAAAAACATTTTAAAAAATTCCAGCTACGCATCAGTTGACGAATATGCAAAGGAATTTATTAAATTCTTATCAACAACAAAACTGATACCTTCAGAAAACGAGGAAATGCACGTCATACAAACTGCTTTATCTTGCATTATGGAATTTGTTGGGCCTATTGATAACGCAATCAAGGACGTCATTGAACAAAATGGAAAGATATCCGTCTCAATGGCAAAATCTCTAGCAAATAGCGAGATTGATGCATGGCTTAAAAGACAAAAAGATAGGAGCGTAAAGCGGGAATGCACTGTCGCCCAAGCGAAATATCTCAAAAAGACATTTGAGGCGAAACTTAAGGCATTTATCGCTGCACACCTAACTCGGCTAGGAACTACTCAAGCTTTTCAAACGAAAATCCTGGCCGCAATTTTGCTCAAACTGTCATCAACGGAACCTGGCTCTGGTCGGACAGGTGTTGTATTTGCTGGCTTTGGAACCGAAGATATCTACCCATTCTCAATTGCTTATGATATTTGTGGGCGATTCAATGGCTTTCTAAGGTCGCGCAAGAATCGTGAGCAAAAAATTAACGGTAAATTAAGCGCTTCGATTTTGCCATTTGCACAAAGCGAGATGGTCCATACTTTTATGCGCGGAATTGATCCGAGTTTTTTTTCTGCGATCAATACAAAATTGGAGCAGATTTTTGAGGACGTGCCGAAAGCAATTCTTGCTAAGTATGGTTTTGTCCCCACTACGAAACAAGAAGCAAGCATGCGGGATGACTATAAAAAAGTATTCTCGGCAGTTACCAGCGAATTGACTAAAATTCAGCAAGAAAAATTTATATCGCCCGTACTCGATAGTGTCGCCGCCTTGCCAATTGACGAACTTGCAGCCATGGCAGAGTCACTAGTCAGTTTGACGTCCTTTAAGAGGAAGGTCACTATGGTTCCTGAATCCGTCGGTGGCCCCGTCGACGTTGCAGTAATTACCAAAGGCGATGGCTTCATTTGGATAAAAAGAAAACACTACTTTAAACCTGAACTGAACCCATATTATTTTCAACTTGACGTGTAAGGATAATTTACTATGGCAACCAAAAAAACGGCTTCAACCGAAATATTTTTTTCGTCGATTCATGAATGGAGAAACCAATCTTTGCCAAAAGAGATGTCAACTGCATTGGAAGATCACGAACTTGAATCTGAAGACGACATCTCCGCAATTCTGTCGTCTCGCATTGATGCACGGCTAAAGGCTGGGAAAATCCTACAGAAGGTCAAAACCCAATAACAGAGTGGCACAAGCCATTCAATAGCAGTCCTCGAATGCCTCGTTATCAATCCAATCGCTCTGCCAATTGAGCGGCTGTTTCATTGTAATAAATTTGCAGCATACGTAGATCGCGATGCCCGACCATTCTCGCCAACTCCAGGACATTGAGCTTTTTTGCAAGGCGAGTGATGGCTTCATGGCGAGTGTCGTGGAACGTCAACCCATCAATCATGCTTCTGTCTCGCGCTTTGCGAAACAAGCGATCAAGCGATACCGAGTTCAAACCGAATAGCGGTTCGCCGTCCTTGACCTTCGGCAGTAAGGAAAGCAACTCAAGGGCACGAGTTGAAAGAGGCACATCTCGCTTCGTGCCATTTTTCGTAATCGGTAGATGTGCGACCCTCCCTGTAACGTGTTCCGGTAACATGGCGCAAATTTCACCGGCGCGCATTGCCGTCTCAATAGCGAACAAAAATGCCACTGCCACAGCCTGGCTTTTTGTTTTGACCTTATTATCATCAAAGCCCAACGCATAGGTAATGCGGTCACTCTCATCAGGCGAGATCAAACGATCACGGGCCTCAGGATTTGCGGGCCTGCGTACATTCGTTGTCGGACTGGCTTCCATCCATTTCCACTCTCGCGTCGCAGTCGAGAAAACGTGAGAGAGTAAATTCAGATCGCGATTGATCGTAGACCCGGCAACCGTCTGCAAACGCATGTCGCGCCATTGCCCCAGGAAATCCGACGTCAATTCGTTCAATCTGATATCGCCGAGTCTGTTCCCGTCAACGACCATATCGGCAATTGCCGTTAGTCGCTTCCCCTCCCACTCTTTACCGCGTTTAGTTGGCGACACCTCCTTTTCGTAACGACGAAAAGCGTCTTCACAAGTCTTTCCCTTAACCAGACCGCTTGCCTTGTCCGTGCGTAGCTCGGTGTCACGCTTTGCCGCCCAAGCAGTGGCCTGAGCTTTAGTCGCGAATGTACCCGAATCGCGTTGCCCCTGGACATAGAGCTGAACGCGCCAAACATCCCCATCTTTTTTGAATGATGCCAT